CTAAAAAACTCAAAGCACTTGATGACCCCACTAAGCCTGCCTTAAGACCAGAAGACGCATATCTATTAAAAAGTGCTAACTCTTTAGCCCGTGCTTATGTTGGTCTTTTTACAACTCCAGGTCGTGTAATGACTGCTGTTAAAAGTATGGTATCTGGTAAAAAAGGTATTAAACAAGTAGAACTATTAAGTAACCCAGATATGTTGTACGATGCTATTATAAAAGATAGATGGCAAAAAGATCCTGTTGTAAAAGGTTTAGTTAGGGAACTAGGTAGAATATACTATAGAGAAGAAATAGCAGAGGAAGAACCAACTACTGATGTTACTCCAGAAGAGACATTAAGATTTGGTCCAGGGTTCCAAAGACCAGAAGGTATGAATACAGGTGGTGCTGTAAAATTAAAATACGGATACGGAGAATAAAATGGGATTTTTTAGAAAGTTAATGAAAAATGTAAAAGATCGTACAGATATGCAGGATCAAAGTATGAGTATAGAAAGACTCCCTACAGATTTTAAAGGTATAAAATCTTTACCTGTTGATGCTACACCTGTATCTCCTCAGCCAGCCTACACACCAGCAGGTTTAGAGGCTTTGATAAGACCACCAAGAACAGATCCAGGTGGTCAAGAAGACATGAGAAAACTCATGGACATGCAAAGACAAACATTTAGAAGTTTTCTGGCACCACCTCCATCTGATTTTGTAGTCCAACCTGGACCGTATTTTCCTATTGACGGTGGTGACTTAGGCTTACCTACTGGTCCAGGGACACCAATGCCTCCTGGAACAATATTTGAAGGAGAAGTGGGCGGTACTCCGATAAACATACAAGAAATATTAGATAATCTACCTAAAGGTGTTGGGGTTGGTGGTATAGGTTCTATACCTGTTTCAGATATCCCATATGAAATACCTCAGATAACAGTTCCTGCTGACTTACCTAAGTTACCTGTTGATCTACCTATAGACTTACCTATACAAGTTCCCCCAGTAGAAGACTTTGTTATGCCTAGTTTACCTATAGATCTTCCTTTACAACTACCACAAATAGAAAATATTGGGATACCAGCAATACAACTTCCTTTTGAAATACCTAGTCTCCCACAAGTTGCTATGATGCCTAGTGTAAGTCCTGTAGCTATGCCTGCTATGAGAATGGCCAGAGCTACCCCTTCAATGGCTGGTATGAGAGAACGCTAGACTAACCAATCTGTCCACTTTTCTTCACCAAGCACAGTTTGAGCGATGTTTTGTTTTTGACGTAAAGCCTTAACAATCTTCTCATCAACTGTACGCTCACAAACTATGTCTATATAAGTAACTTTATTTGTTTGACCTATACGGTGAGCACGGTCTTCAGACTGTAGTCGTTTTTCTAAGTCGTAGTTATTACTGTAATATATAACTGTGTTTGCTGCAGTAAGCGTAATACCATACCCACCTGTCTGAGTATTACCCACAAAAAATCTTAATGGACTATCAGCGTTTTGAAATTGATTAATAACTTCTGCTCTACGTTCTTGATCTACATCACCATAATAAGTTCCTACAGACTCTTCTCCGTAGACCTTGGTCAACTCTGCTTCTATCTTTTTTATATCGTGCCTATAGTTTGCCCAGATAATTACTTTACCATCTGTTTCTTCTAGTATCTCCATGAGCTCGGTTAATCTTTGACTCGGTAGTTCAGTAAGTCCTCCGTTATCAAGTCCCACAAAACCACAAGATACTTGATGAAGTCTAATAATTTGTGTAATCAAATGAGTAATAGTTACCGTACCTTTACTCAAAGAAGCCTTTGCCTGTTTTTGTAAATCTTTATAAACACGTTTTTGTTCATCAGTCATTTGAATAATTCTTTTGAGATACACTTTATCAGGTAGGTCTAAACAGTCCTTTTTTAGGACTCGAGAGCTAAATTTAAGGAGATTCTCGTTCAGTTCTGTCAAGTTTTTGTACCCTACTACCTGTTTGAACGTCCTACCGTTCGCTGATCTTTCTACTAAATTAGCATATCTGGCTCTAAATGAAAAATAACTACTAAACCCTAATAAGCTAGGATCTAAAAAATATGCTTGACTGTACAGGTCTAGTGGACTTTTAGTTACAGGACTACCTGTTAATATTCTTTTATAGTAAGCGTACTTACCTAAACGAACAGCATTAATTGTTCTTTTAGCTTTATGGTTTTTGATAGTTGTGCTTTCATCAATTATAAACATAGACTTTCTTTTAAATAAAAAGTCAGTAACAAACTGAGTGCCTTTCTTTGTGCTCAAGGCTTCTATATTCATTATTAATATATTGAGCCTTTCTGGTTCTTCTGATAATGTGGCTAATAACTTTTTATTCTTTTGTGTATTAGCGTTTGACCATTTTACTGAATGATAGTTTATTTCGTCTGGTACATGGGTTGGTATCTCTTTACTGTACCATGTATCATACACACCTTTAGGTGCTAATATTAATACACCGTTTATTTTTTCTTCTCTATAAAGATGTACAAAGTTATCTATAACTACTTTTGACTTACCACAACCCATCTCCATAAATAAAGCAAACTCTTCTTTATCGTGCGAAGACTGTAGGGCTTCTAGTTGGTGTTGATAGGGATCAGTTTTAAATAAAAACTCTGTCATGTTTCTTCTTTCTTATATGTGTCTCCATAGTATGCCATATAATAAGTAAAAAATAAATACACGTTTTACCATTATTGCTTAAAAACCTTCAATAACCCCTCAATAGCTTTTTCAATATCTTTCTAAACTCAGTTACTACAGGCTCTTCAGCTTTATGACTATTACCTTATTAGCAAAAATTAAAAATTTTAGGCATGCGTGGTATATAAAATTTAAATTACTACTATAATAATAGGGTAGTAGTAGGTAGTGGCGGTGATGCCTAAAGTTTTTTAACACACCGTCAACCTGTTGCTTTACCTTTTTAAATTTTAAAGTTAAAATCGAAAAGGTAACAAGAAATAAGAAACAAGAATATGAATAAACCTACAGTCTACGTCGCCCAAAAACCTGACGAAAAGAAAAATATATTTTCCGCTAATAAGTACGGCGAGTTTAAATTTATCTTACCAGAAAAAACAAACCTTATGTGGGATACAGCATCTGCTGTATCTACTATCAAAAAAGAGTTACGTTATTTTAACGACAGAGACCACCTATTATTAATAGGTGACCCAGCAGTTATAGGAATATGCACTGCTGTGGCTGCAGATTATAATCAAGGACGTGTTAAGTTTCTTAAATGGGATAACCGAGAATTTACATACTATCCAGTCGAGGTGGAAATATGAGCATAATAGATAAAATGGAAAAAGAAACTCAACCTGATATACAGGCTGAGGACTTAGGTAACATAAGTGACTTAGGTAGACAACTAGCAGAGCTAGAAGAAAAAATACAAATAGAAGAAGAACATTTAAAAAACCTGAAAAACGAGTACCGTAAATTAAGTGAGGATACCTTACCTAATAAACTACGGGAACTTGGAGTCAGTGAATTTAAATTAGCAGATGGTACAAGTATGTCAGTACAGTCGTATTATTCTGCGAGGATTACTCCTGATAACCGTGATGCATGCTTTCATTGGCTTGAGAATAACGGTCTTGGGGATATAATCAAAAACACAGTGTCGGCTAACTTCGGTAGAGGTGAGGATGATGCTGCTAAAGATCTCATGACTACGCTTGAGAGTGAAGGGCACGACTTAGTTCAAAAGAAGTGGGTAGAGCCTATGACTCTAAAAGCAGTAGTTAAGGAGCAGGTGGAAAAAGGGAACGACCTACCCTTAGAAACCTTTAACGTTTATGTAGGTCAAAAAATAAAGGTGAAAAAATGACAGAGAAAAATGAAAAAGTAACTGAGGAAAAAGTAACTGAGAAAACTGAAGTAGCGGAAAAGAAAACTACAGCCCTTACTACAGCGTCAGCTTTTGAAGAAGATGCAGGTAGTGGCTTAGAAAACTTAACAGCTGATGACCTTACTATTCCTCGTTTAAAAATACTTCAAGCGTTAAGCCCAGAAGTAAATAAAAGAGACGGTAAGTATGTAGACGGTGCTGCTGCTGGAGATATTATCAATACAGTGACCAGTGAACTCTTTACAGAGGAAACAGGTTGTACGGTAATACCTGTAGCATATAAGCGTATGTTTCTTGAATGGCAACCACGTGAAAACGGTGGTGGTTTAATTCAACAACACCTCGACCCTGATATCCTTTCTAAAACTACAAAAGATAAAACTGGGGCAGATGTGTTAGAAAACGGTAACTATATACAAACATCGGCTACACATTACGCACTGGTGGTAAGTGGTGACTCTTATCAACAAGTAATGATCCCTATGGCTGGCACACAGTTGAAAAAGTCTAGAACTTGGAACTCAGTGATGGCTAGTCTAAAAGTAAAATCTAGTGAAGGTAAAGTATTCACTCCACCTTCGTACAGTCATAAGTACAAACTTACAACTGTAGCGGAGTCAAATGACCGTGGTACATGGTTCGGTTGGAGTATTGAAAACCTTGGAGTACTAGAAGAAGCGGAGATGCATTTATATGATGCAGCTAAAAACTTTGCTGGAAGTATCAGCTTTGAAAATAGCTTTGGCTCTACTGATTCATCAGAAGCTCCATTTTAATTATAGGGTAACTTGGGTGGGGGTTCGCCCCCACCTCAATCGGAGTGTGACCGTTGGAGATAGCAGAAAAATTAAATCAGATCTTTCATGGCTCAAATAGGGCTCACGGCACTTTTACTGTAGAAAATAATATAGTAGGACAAAAAACTCAAGGAAAAGCAAAAACTATCAAAACCGTAGGTGCGGGAGTTAAGCACTGGCAAGACCACCTAAACGGTACACAAGGTTTAGGTATTATCCCCATAGATGAAGAAAACTCAGTAAAATGGGGAGCTATAGATATAGATATATATTCTCTTAATTTAGAGAAGTTAGTTAATAAAATAGAAGAATTTAAACTGCCCTTAGTAGTGTGTAGAAGCAAGAGCGGTGGTGCTCATGTTTACTGTTTTTTAAAAGAAAAAGCACCTGCAGGAGATATGCAAGATAAACTTAGAGAAATATCTGCAGGGTTAGGGTACGGTGGTGTAGAAATATTTCCTAAACAAAGAGAAGTTTTAGTTGACCGTGGTGATATAGGAAGTTGGTTAAACATGCCTTACTTTGAAGGTGATGAGTCAATGAGATATGCGTTTGACTCAAAAGGTGATGCGTTATCACTGACTAACTTTATAAAGTTTGTAGAAGAAAGAATGATAACTCATGAAGAGTTAGTTGAATTAGAGGTACCTGTATTAGATGATATAAAAGATGGTCCACCTTGTTTACAAGTATTACTTAAACAAGGGTTTCCTGAGGGTACAAGGAATAATGGATTATTTAATGTTGGTGTTTATCTTAAAAAATCTAACCCAGAAAAGTGGGATCTTGAGATAGAGGAGTATAACCGTAAGTACGTTCATCCTCCCTTACCTGCTCAAGAAGTTTTGACTTTGATAAGCACATTAAAAAAGAAGGAGTATAACTATAAGTGTAGTGATGAACCAATTAAATCATACTGTAATGTGGCTAAGTGTCGTGGGTGCAAATACGGTGTTGGTGATGCTAATAGTACGCCAACCTTTTCTAGTCTTTCTAAGCTCGATACCAAACCACCTCTATGGTTTTTATCTATAAATGATAAACGGTTAGAGCTTAACACAGAACAACTGCAGAATCAATTAAAGTTTCAAAGAGCGTGTATGGAAATATTAAATATGATGCCTGCGCGTATGAACGATAGAGCTTGGCAAACTTTAATACAAAGCCTGATGGACAGTGGTATGGAAATTATAGAGGTTAGTGATGACGTAACTATTGAAGGTCAATTTATGGAGTTACTAGAATCATTCTGCACAGACATGGCTCAAGCAAACACTAGGGATGAAATACTGTTAGGTAAACCGTGGACTGAGGAAGGTAAAACCTACTTTAGAATAAAAGATTTAAAAGATTATCTAGCTAAACACAGGTTTACAGATATGGAAACTAACCGTATCGCTTCTAAATTACGAGACTTAAAAGCTAAACATAAGTTTTGGAATATTAAAGGTAGAGGCACTAATGTTTGGTACATTGATGAGTTTAGTTATAACGATAATGAAGATTTACTCGATCCTCAAACCTTTGACGAAGGTGAGATATAATGTGGAACGTTGTACTTGGTCCACCTGGAACTGGTAAAACTACCTACCTATTAAATAAAGTAGAGCAGTTTCTAGAAGCAGGTGTCAAACCAGATAAACTAGGTTATGTAGCGTTTACTAAAAAAGCTGCAAACGAAGCTCTTGTACGAGCTGTAGATAAGTTTGAGTTTGACCCTAAAGAGCTTGTTTATTTTAGAACCCTTCACTCACTGTGTTATCATTGGCTTGGTCTAACGAGAAGTGACGTTATGGCTCGTAGTAATTTACGAGAATTTAGTAGAACTATAGGTGAGCGTATAAACTCGGCTTGGGATGGTGAAAACTTAATGTCTTTAAAAAGCAAAGGCGATACTATGTTATTCATAGAAAATATGGCTCGTAACAGGTGTGTCGGTTTTAGGGAGCAGTGGAACGAGGCTGGTACAAATATATCTTGGATGCACTTTGATTGGTTTGTAAAAAACTATTCTAACTATAAAGAGGGTAATTTCTTAATAGATTATACAGATATGTTAGAAATGTTTTTACACTCAAACGGTAAGCCTATCCTTGACGTATTAATAGTTGATGAAGCACAAGACTTATCTGCTTTACAGTGGGAGTGTGTAAAGAAACTAGCAGAGGGGGTAGAAGAAGTCTACATAGCAGGAGACGATGATCAAGCTATATACCGTTGGGCTGGGGCAGACGTTGAGCAGTTTATAGACTTAAAAGGTAAGACACAATATCTAAAACAATCATACCGTGTACCTAGAAAAGTTCATGATGTAGCGTTGTCCGTGGTTAAACGTATCGGTAATAGAAAAGAAAAAGTATGGGAACCAAAAGAAGATGAAGGATCAGTAGCCTATCATGCTAACTTTGAACACGTAAATATAGATAATGGTGATTGGTTATTTTTAGCTAGGAATAATTATCTATTGAATCAAGTAGAAGATTATTTAAAACTACAAGGTAGAGTTTATCAAAAAGGTAACAAATCTTCTGTATCTGAAAATTTAATTACAGCTATAAAAGATTGGGAGTCTTTACGCAAAGGTGAGCAGATTGAAGCTGGTAGGATAAGAAAAATATACGGCTACATGAAAGTTGATAAAGGTGTTAAAAGAGGATATAAAACTTTAAAAACAGTGGGAGATGACGCAATGCTCAACATCAATGATCTTAAAAAAGATTATGGCTTATTAGTTGATTGTTTGTGGCACGAGTGTTTTGATTCAATCGGTAATACTCAAAGAGAATATGTTATATCCTGTTTGAGACGAGGAGAGAAGTTATTATCTTCTAAAATAAAATTAAATACGATACATGCAGCTAAAGGCGGTGAGTCTGACAACGTAGTATTACTTACAGACTTAGCGAATAAAACATGGGAGGAGTTATATGTAAACCCAGATAACGAGTGTAGAGCCTTCTATGTAGGAGTAACAAGAACTAAAAACAATCTACACATAGTGCGAGGTAAAACTCGCAAGGAGTTTTTATTTGTATGATGAAAGTAATAAAAAGAGGATTAGTGGGATACAGACCTGAAATACCTGAATGGGATGAACCTGTTATTAGAAATTTTAACGGTAAAGAGGTTATAGGTAGATATACAAAAGCATACGGAACTAAATCTTTTGAGTATGCTGGTAAGTTATATGAACCTGAACCGTGGTCAACCTCTATGTCGGTTTTAAAAATGGCTACACAACTGCTTCTTTATAAAGAACTAGGAAAGATAATTAGATTTAATTTTTGTTTGTGTGGACTTTACGAAGATGGAAGTGTTTCAATACCTCATCACTCAGACACTGTACCAACAGAAGATGACTTAGTGGTTGGTGTTTCGTTTGGTGCTCCAAGGTTTATGGAGTGGAATCAATACGATACTTATATAAAAGAACATACAAATACCAGTGAGATTGATAATGAACTATCTTGGTCTTTACAGAAAAAGTATTTCCTTGACGATGGTGATGTGTATGTGTTTGATGGTCATTCACAAATGAACAGTACCCATGCTATACCTCCTATGGATAACGTAGGAGAACGAATAAATTTAACGTTTAGGACAGGTTTATGATAAAAATTTTACGAATCTTCCTATACTTTCACTTTACAAGTAAAGTAAAATATACCGTATGAATATATTTAAATTAGATACAACTCCTCAGCTTTGTGCTCAAACGCACTGTGACAAGCATGTATCTAAGATGATATTAGAATCAGCTCAAATGCTTTGTACTACGTTGTGGAGTAACGGTCAAAACGCTCCTTATAAACCTGTACACGCTAAACACCCTTGTACTATATGGGCTGGGGAGAGCTTAGATAACTGGCTTTGGTTAAAAGAACTAGCTATATATTTAAATGAGGAGTTTTGCTGGCGATATGGTCGCTCTGCTAGTCATAAATCAATAGAAGTCATTAATGAATTATTTCCTCCACTTATAGAAAGTAAAGGCTTACAACAACATCCACAGTGTATGCCTGACGAGTATAAGGTAGCTAATGATCCTATATCGGCTTACCGTAACTACTATATAGGGGAAAAACATTTTGCAGTGTGGACTAAACGTGAGGTACCAGAATGGTTTCAAGTGTAGAAGGTTTCTATAATTATATTAATGAAAGATATACCATACATTTAGTTAAAAGCTGGAGCACCTCTCCTCCGTGGACTGATGATGAAATATTACAGACATACAGTTTTTGTAATGTATTCCGTGAAGATGATAGGGTAACCACTTGGATACGTGAAAATTGGAAAGAGCCTTACGCTGATCACCCTAACTTGCCCTTTGCTATGGCTGTAGCACGTCAAATAAATTGGCCAGATACTTTACAGGAAATAGGTTTCCCTGAGCACTGGAACCCTGAGCGTGTTAAAGCTATTATGCAAGGTAGAATGGATAGAAAAGAAAAGGTGTACACAGGTGCGTATATGTTGACAGGTACGTTAGGTGGTACAAAAGTTGAACAAACAATAGATAAAATATTAACACCACTTTATGAATCACCGCCTGAGATAGTACCGCATTCTCTTGAGGAGACTTGGAAAAAATATTTACCGTATCCAGGATTCAGTGGATTTATGGCTTACGAGGTAGTTACGGATTTACGCCACAGTAAATATTTAGAAAACGCTGACGATATTATGACTTGGGCTAATGCTGGTCCAGGAGCAAAACGTGGCTTAAATAGAATACATGGCAGACCACTTGAGCAAAATATTAAACCAAGCCAATTAACTGAAGAGATGTTAGAACTATTAAATCTTGCTAGTACATATGCTGTAAGTCATTTACCTACACTAGAGATGAGAGAAATAGAACATTGTCTCTGTGAGTACGATAAATATGAAAGAGTGCGTTTAGGTGAGGGTAGACCTAGAGCAAAATATAAATACACAGGAGAAACAAAATGGCTATAGAACCAAAAGATTTATTTAACCTAGTAGAAGACGACGTCCGTGAGCTCGTACACGCAGAAAAAAGCTACGGAGATAGTTGGCGTAAACGTGGTGGCGTGGGAGCTTTTATGATGTTAGCACGTAAATGGGATAGGATAGAAAACCAGTGCATCAAAGAAGGTTACGATATATTCGACACAATATCAAAGGATCCAACTGATACAGGTATTTTAGATGACATACGTGATTTAAGAAGGTACTTGATATTGGTTGAAAACTTTATGACAAAGATTCATACTATAGAAAAAAGAGAGGATAACTATGAAGAAAGTAGAGATTAAAATAATAGACCCAAGTTTATTTGACCACACTGACCCACACATACTCCCTGAGTATGCCACTGTAGGTTCAGCTGGTTTAGACTTACGGTCAGCAGAAGACTATGAGTTAGCTCCAGGAGAGTCTCATACATATCGCACAGGGTTAGCTATGTATTTAGGTGACTTTGAGCTTTGTGGTTTGCTTGTGCCTCGTTCTAGTTTAGGTATCAAAAAGATACATTTAACTAATACACTAGGAATTATTGACGCAGACTATCAAGGTGAGTTAATGGTTCCACTTACCAATAACGGAGAGAGGGGCATGCTTATTGAAAAGACCCAAAGGATAGCTCAGTTAGTGGTAGTACCTGTGGTTCAAGTAATGTGGCAACCTGTGTTAGATTTTAGTAGCATCACCATGCGTAGTATAGGTGGGTTCGGGAGCACAGGTACAAAATGAAGATATACATACCAACAAGAGGTAGACCAACTAATCAAGAAACACTCAAGTGGTTTCCTAAAGAAATGCAAACTAACGGTCAGGTTGTGTTAGTTATAGACGAGGACGAAAAAGATCAGTACACTAAATACCCAGATACACCTAAAATGATTGTACCTGAAGACTGTGTAGGTATTGGTCCAAAGCGTAAGTACATAGTAGAAAACACAGATGACCCACGTATGGTTATGTTAGATGATGACTTACGTTTTTACATTCGTAAAAGCCCAACTGACTGGCACCTCAGATACCTTGACTCAGAGGAATACCCTGCTTTGTTTGGTTTGCTTGATGAGTGGATGGATCAGGGTTATGCTCATGTAGGGGTAAGTGCTAGAGAAGGTAATAATAGGGTAGAGGACTTATCTGTAGAAAACACACGGTATATGAGGGTTTTAGGCTATAACCTAGAACAGTTCCCCAGTGATGTTGAGTGGGGTAGGACTAGAGTCATGGAAGATTTTGACATAGCTCTACAATTATTAAGAAGGGGTAAAGCCTGTAAAGTAAGTTTTTACTACGCTCAAGGTCAAAAGTCATCGAACGCTGACGGTGGCTGTAGTGAGTGGAGAACTATTGACGTACATAATGAAGGAGCTCAAAGGTTACACGACCTTCATCCCACTTGTGTAAAGGTGGTTGAGAAACAAACAAAAACTGCATGGAACGGTTTACCACGTAAAGACGTAATCATAGGTTGGAAGAAAGCCTACAAAGAAGGAGTAGAAAATGCAAGTATTACACGTTAGAAACGTACATGACGCTTTAGTGCGTGGTATGGATCTACTTTATATAGAGGATAATGAATCAGACAGCAGAAACGGAAAAGTTTACGAAGCTACAACACCTGTAACTACAGTATATAAAGAACCTAAAGAAAGAGTTTTATTTTGGGAGGAGCGTGACGCTAACCCTTTCTTTCATTTTATGGAAGGTTTGTGGATGCTTGATGGTCGTAATGACTTACAAACCATGTACTACTACAACAAAGGCATGAAAAACTACAGCGATGATGGTCAAACTCTTCACGGAGCGTATGGTTGGAGATGGAGATCATTTTTTACCTATGATCAACTACCTGTAATTATTGAGAGACTTAAAGAAGATCCGAGGGATAGAAGATCTGTATTACAGATGTGGGATCCTGTTGAAGATTTAAACAGAGATGGTAAAGATGTACCGTGTAACACTTGTATATATTTTAAGATATACGACAACCGTTTAAACATGACTGTTTCTAATAGATCCAACGATATTATTTGGGGTGCTTACGGTGCTAATGCAGTACATATGTCTATGTTACAAGAATACATGGCGAGTGCCATAGGGGTGGGTGTAGGTACTTACTATCAAATAAGTGATAATTATCACGCATACAGTGAAGTTTTTGATGGTTTACTGGATAAATTAAATAAACGTGACGCATTTGATTTTTATACCCAAAGAAGCCTAATTAGACAAAACCCCTATAAAATAGGTGAGGTAAAACCATACCCAATGATAGAAACAGATATCAATACTTGGAACCTTGACTTACTTTCTTTTCTAGAAAGAACACCTTTTGAAGACGTAGACTTTGAAGATACCTTTTTCACTGAAGTTGCTAGTCCTATACAGGATGCTTGGTGGCTACATAAAATAGGTAGAACAGAAGAAGCTCTTATAGAAATACAAAAATGTAAGGCAACTGATTGGCGTAAGGCTTGTTGGGAGTGGATCAATAGAAGATTAAAATAAAGGAGTAACCATGATTAAACAATGGTCGTACAGCAGATTAAGCTGTTTTGAAAAGTGTCCCAAACAAGCAGAGTTCAAGTTTATAAAGAAGATAAAAGAACCTGGAAGTGCTGCGATGGATAGAGGTAAAGATATCCATAAACTGTGTGAAGATTTTATAAGAGGTAGTATAGAAGAAATACCAGCACAACTGCAAGACTTTGAGGATGCGTTTGTAATACTCAAAGATTTATATCTATACGGTCATGTAATCTGTGAAAGTGATTGGGCTATAGATCAGAACTGGGAAAAGACTGGTTGGTTTGAAGATGATACTTGGGGTAGAGCTAAAGTAGATGCTTTTGTTTATGAAGAAGGTATTAGTAAAGAAGCTCGAGTAATAGATTTTAAAACTGGTAGGTATGACGGTAATCAAGAAACACACAGAGAGCAATGTGAGCTTTACGGTGCTATTGCCTTGAACCGTTACCCTGAACTAGAAAGTATTACTACTGAGATGTGGTACTTGGATCATGGTAAGATTGATCGCTACATATACACACCAGAAAGTATCAAAGTAAAACAAGAAAGGTTAAACCTAAGAGCTATAGCCATGACTACAGCAGAAGAGTTTCCAGCTAACCCATCTAAGTTTAAATGTAAGTGGTGTTACTTCGGAAAACAAAATATGTGTAGGGAGGCAGAAGTATGACACAGATGGTTATGGATTTTTTAAAACCAGAAACACAGTGGGCTCCACCCACCTCTTTCCCTGATTTAACTAATCAAAAAGAGATAGCGATTGACCTAGAAACTTGTGACCCTTGGCTCAGGTCTCATGGTCCAGGATGGGCTTGTAAAGACAGAGGTCATGTTATAGGTATAGCGATAGCTACTGAGGGTTGGAAGGGATACTTTCCTGTGGCTCATAGTAACGGTGCTAACTTGGATAAGAACGTGGTTCGTAGATGGCTACAAAAACAGTTAGATGCACCTAACGCTAAGATATTTCATAACGCTCAATATGACGTAGGTTGGCTCAAAGCAGAAGGTTATACAATCAACGGTGAGATACACGATACTATGATGGCTGCTCCTTTACTGAATGAAAACGAATACAGTTACTCACTTAATAGTTTAGGTAAAATGTATCTTGGTGAGGTAAAAGATGAAACCATGCTCACAGAAGCTGCACAAATATTCGGTGTTGATCCTAAGTCTGAGATGTATAAACTAGCACCAGAGTATGTAGGTATGTATGCTGAGCAGGATGCTGACCTTACTTATAGGTTATGGCAGATACTAAAAAAGGGTATTAGTGAGGAAAACATAACTGATATTTATAATCTAGAGCGTGGATTATTACCTGTGCTTATAAAGATGAGGATGAAAGGTGTCCGCATAGACATAGATAAAGCTCAACAGGTTAAAAAACAACTTAAAAAAGATGAGGATAAAATAATCAAAGAGATTAAAAACTGGTACGGTATCGCACCTGATTTATGGGCAGCACAATCACTAGCACAGGTGTTTGATAGAGCAGGTCTTGACTATCCTAAAACCCCTAAGACTCAAGCACCAAGTTTTGTAGCTAATTGGTTAGAGGCTCACGATCATAAACTACCCATGGCTATAGCTAAAGCTAGAAAACTTAACAAGGCTCGTACTACGTTTATAGATAAAATGATACTTGAGCATTTAGTTGACGGCAGAATACACGGTGAACTACATCCTCTTAGGTCAGATAGTGGCGGTACTGTTACAGGTAGGTTTAGTTGTAGTAACCCAAACTTACAGCAAGTGCCAGCTAGAGATCCTATGATTGGTAATTTAATAAGATCATTATTTATACCAGAGGAAGGTAAACACTGGGGATGTTTTGATTACTCTCAACAAGAACCTAGACTAACAGTACACTATTCTGTAATTACACAACAAGATGGTGCAGAAGAAGCAGCACTTGACTACCATGATGACGACGCAGACTTTCATCAAATAGTAGCAGACATGGCTAACATAAGCCGTAAAGAAGCTAAGATAATTAATCTAGGGTTAAGTTATGGTATGGGTAAGGATAAGCTAACAAGTCAGCTTGGTATCAGTAATGAAGAAGCTGAGATACTCTTCAACCAGTATCATGAACGAGTACCTTTTGTCCGTGGCTTGCGTGATTCTGCTGCTCGTCAAGGAGCTAACAGAGGTTACGTCAAAACTATTCTAGGTCGTAAATGTAGATTTAATTTATACGAACCTCACGATAGAAGGGAAACACCCTTACCTTTTGATAAAGCTATGGACGAATATGGCGGTAGGCTAAAAAGAGCCTACACCTATAAAGCTATGAACCGTTTGATACAAGGCTCAGCTGCAGACATGACAAAGCAAGCTATGCTTGATCTTCATGAGGAAGGTTTACTAGCACATACTCAAGTACACGATGAACTTAATATATCGGTAACTGATAAAAAAGAATGTGAAAAGGTTGTGGACATAATGAGAGACTGTGTAGAACTTAAAGTACCTAATAAAGTTGACGCAGAGATTGGTCCAAGCTGGGGTAACGTTGTAGATTACAGAGAATATTTTAAATGATAAAAGGTTTTACTTGTGGTTGTTTTGATTTACTGCATGCTGGTCATATAGTTATGTTAAAAGAAACAAAACAACACTGCGACTATTTAATTGTTGGACTACAAACAGATCCATCAATCGATAGACAAGAAAAGAATCAACCAGTTCAATCAGTTTACGAAAGGTTTGTTCAATTAAACGCAGTTAAATATGTTGATGAGATAATACCTTACGATACAGAACAAAGTTTGATAGATCTACTGGAGTCCACTCCTATAGATATTAGGTTTGTAGGTGAAGATTACAAAGATAAATCTTTTACGGGAGATTACTTACCCATCGACACCATATACACAAACAGAAAACATTCATTTAGTACAAGTAGTTTGAGGAGAAAAGTTTCAAATGAAGAGAGCTGAACTAAAAGATATATACTTTAATATCTATATGACCTATACAAACAGCTATACAACGCTTGAAGATATAGGGTATAAATACGATATATCAAAACAACGAGTGTGGCAAATAATACGCTACTGTAAACTTGGTGGTGGTAATTACTACAAAGGATTAGAAGCCTACAATAAAGCACACAAAGAAATCAAAGATAATTTAAAAGATGAAGGTTCTAAGGTAATCAATAAAGCCATGCGTGAATGGTTAGAATCAAACGGAGTGAGGTTAATCAAAACTAAAAATGAAAAAAGAAAAGATTGAACAAATAGAAAAAGAACAGTTAGTCTCAATAGACAACGTAATATTTGAACCTATGCCAAAGAAAAGACCTTTTCCAAGAGACAAGTACATTTATGAGGACGAAAGGTTTAACCCAGAACGAGATACAATATACCTAAATAAATTAGGTAGGACTATAGAAATAACTTCATGTGCATTTATTTTATTATCTTTAATGGGTTTAATAGGGCTTATATTATGGGTAAAATAAATTCAAGAAATAAAGGTGCGTCTTTTGAGCGTGAAGTGGCTAAACTTATCAATACTTTCTTTGATGAAATTAATTATGACTATAAAGTCAAACGTAATTTAGAACAGTATCAAGAAAAAGACTTGGGTGATTTAAACATACCTAATCATACTATTGAATGTAAACGATATGCTTCTGGTAATTGGTACAAAGAAGATTGGTGGTCACAAGTTTGTGAGTCTTGCGGAGATACGATTCCTGTTCTGATATGGAAATATAATCATCAACCTATACGAGTTTGTGTTCCTCTTTGGGCTATGGGGCAAGACTGGGGTAAAGATAATTCAGTTACAGTAGTCCTTACATTTGATCACTGGTTAAATTATGAACTTGCCTATAATCTTTAAGATTATGCTTTTATCCTTAACGCTTTACTATAAAGTAGTAGCTATGTTTAGTAATTATACGAAAACATTTTTAGAAAGGAGAAAAATATGGCACACGCTGTAGAAACGATGGCTTATGCTGGGGAGACCCCTTGGCATGGGCTCGGTGTACAGGTTGAAGATAACCTTACACCACAAGAGATGCTTGTAGCTGCTGGACTTGATTGGACAGTTAGTAAAAGGCATTTATTTACCCACGCTGACCCAGACGTAAACGCTAGTGATGATATCATTGGTGTAGAAAATTACTCTGTGTTAGTCCGTGATAGTGATAACAAGACCTTTGGTCCATGTGGTCCAAGGTTTGTCCCTAGCCAGAACGCAGAGGCTTTTGAGTTTTTCAAAAAGTTTACTGACGCTGGGCACATGAAAATGGAAACTGCTGGCTCACTGAAAGGTGGAGAGCAGGTTTGGGGATTAGCTAATGTCAGTAAAGACTTTACGCTTCCTGGTGATGACCGTGTACTAGGTTACTTATTAGTAAGTGTATCTCATAAGTGGGGTAAGTCTAATGAGATTAGGTTTACACCTATTAGAGTAGTCTGTAATAATACGTTGACCATGGCTTTATCTAATAAAAACACTGCTGGTTTTAAGATGCCTCACGTTAAGGCTCTTGACCATCAAGTGTTTGCTTCTGCAGAGCAGGCTTTAGGTTTGGCTGCTGATAAAATGACTGAGTTTAAAGAGTCAGCTGAGTTTTTAAGCTCTAAGAAGTTTAAGAAAGATTCAGTGGTCAATTACATTGCTGACCTGTTTCAACCTGAGTTACTCGTAGCTCAAGAAGAGATAGAGAAAATGAGTAATGTCAAGGCTATCGCTACTCGTCAATCTATAGTTGATGAGTTTAAACGCATACCAGCTATGGTACACCAAGCGATTGAGGAACAGCCAGGAGCTGACCTTAAATCATCTAAAGGTACGTGGTGGGGTGCTATGAATGCAGTGACCTTTGTGGTCGATCATAAGTGGGGTCACGACCGTGACGCTTCTTTACATAATGCTTGGTTTGGCGGTCGTGCTTCGTTGAAGCAGAAAGCTATGAATAAAGCTATTGAGTACGCTAACGCTGCATAATTGTATACGGAGCGGTGTTTTATAGCATCGCTCCTTTACACTATCTTAATCATACCTAAACTAAAGCTATGAAACTAACTGAATTAAAAGACGTGAAGGTTATCGCCTTTGTGAACAATACACCCGATGGTCCAGATTATAAAAGAGCTGTTATCACAACAGTTGGAGAGGTACATAAGATAAAAGGTGGATCACCTTTGTTATACGACCCTGATAGATTTAATGCTCGTACGTGGATCAACTCTGAAAGATACTACAAAGTGTGGAACACACACAGTAAAAAGAAACTGGGTAAAGTACCCAACATAAAAATAGAAGAAAGAGAAAAATATGCAGAAAAATTGTGGAGTCTTATAGAACCTATAGCTGTAAAACCTACTGTCGAAGATATGACTGGGGTTGTAGTAGAAACACCTGAGAAAGAACCTAAAGCAAAAAAGAAGACACCTGTAAAAACAGACTCGGTAGTAAACGAGAACAGTATTATTCAAGCTACAGGTAAACAAGCTAAGTCTGAGAAAAACGCAGCACGTCATAAACTGTATAAGAAAGTTAAGGTCAAAACAATATTAAGCAAGAATGGTTTAAAACTTGCTGATATAAAGTATGATATTAAGTCTGGATACGCTGAGGTAGTGGGCTAAATGCAGCCCCTTGGAGCGTTGATAATAATAACCTATAGGTAGGTATACCCTAGCTAAAAAGAATTAAATGGAGCCCTCATGCAGCCCCCTCCGTACCTAATCAAAAACTTTTTACTTACTATCAAAGCTGAGTGGATGCTTGATAAAACTACGCTTGAATTAACTAAAGACTCTATGAAGAGTTTAAAAGAGTTTCAGCTAAGTGATGGTCAAGGTGATGTAGAAAACGTCTTACAAGAATACGTTACTAAACACGGTCACGATATTTATTCTGTGCCTTTGTTTACTCAAGAGTTCTGTGACACTATGTTGGATGAAATAGAAAATATGAAACAACATCTGGCTTTTGAACCTAACACAGATGAAGATGAACTGAGGCAGATACCAGAAATAGTACTGCACGAAAAAGCACCAGAACTATTTAACTCGATGCTTGGCGTAGTTTTCAATGTCATGAACCCTATCTTCATGTCAATATGGCAACGTTACTGTAATGCTGCCGCAACTATACAGATTGCGAACTATAACGTAAAAGACAAAAAGCAAGGTGCGTGGCACCATGACCAGACCGCTGATATTAGTATGGTTGTACCGTTAAACACTGGAGATTATAAAGGCGGAGGAACTGAGTTTCATAGTCGTACTACTGTAGAACCGTTACCCAGTGGTCACGCTTTATTCTTTCCTAGTTTTACACACATGCACCGTGGCTTACCAGTCGAGGAAGACGGTGACCGTTATTTACTTGTGTTTTGGTTGTACGGTGGAAGTAATGAATAATCCTTTACACTGAGTTAAAAGTAAAGTAGAGTTTAATTTTAAATAAATAAAAGGTGATGAATGTTTGACAAAGATTATAGAAAAGTTATATGGCAAGACATAGAACTTATAAATAAATTTGCAGAAAAGAATGGATACAACCGTCAGGTTGATATAGATAAACTTAAAGTAGATCTAAAAAACGCAATAGAATCAATGGGTTACGAAGATTTTGACTCAATAGTTTTTGTAGCCAGTGCACTTTTATTACATCAACATAAAAGTGGAGAAGAGTGTGAACCACACATGAGAATTAGTATATTTCTACCAGACCTTGGCTCAGCTATAATTGACTGTGACCTTGATATCTGGAGATCATTAGAAACTATCGACAAAGATCTAGTACCAAGCATACATTAAATTATGAAAATATCCTCTTTTGAAAAAGGTGTCCCTATACCTGAAATCATGCCTCGTAATAATAAATACAATTTACATCTTATGGAAGTAGGTCAACACTTTACCGTAGAAGATTACTGGAACTCTGATAATGTACAAAAACTCAGAGTAGCTATATCTAATTACGGTAGAAGAAATAATAAAAAGTTTGTCACTCGTAAAATAGAAGACGAAGGTGATTATAAACTTCGTGTGTGGAGGGAGTTTTGAGTAAGAAGCTAACCCCTAAACAAGAAAAGTTTGCACAAAACGTCGCAAAAGGTATGAAGAAAAAAGACGCTGCAAAAGATGCTGGCTACAGTGAGAAAAATGCAGCACGTGCTGGTACTATGTTAACCAGTGACGCTAACCCCATAGTCAAAGACCGCATACACGAACTGCAAACAAAAGCAGCAGATAAAGCTGAACTCACGCTGGGTAACCATTTAGTAGACCTCAAGGAGATACGTGATGGGGCTATGCGTAATGGTGCGTGGTCTGCTGCAGTAACTGCCGAAGTGGCAAGAGGTAAAGCAGCAGGTCTTTATGTAAATCGCAGTGAGCTTACTGTGAACAGAGTTGATAGCATGTCAAAAGAAGAAGTGCTAGAGCGTATGCAACAACTCTACTACGAAACAGGTGGCATCCTACCTCAAGGCAAGGTTATAGAAGGTGAGTACGAAGAACACTGACCGTTGCCTATCTTCCTAAACTTATACTTTACTTTCCTTTACTTCTAACCTATGCTTTAAGGGTTAATTAAGTATAGGAGATTTTTATGGAAGAATTTGAATACTGTAACGGTGAAACGTACGAGCAAAACTTTAATAGATGGTACGGTATGAACTGTAAGGAGAGGAAAGACCATAACGAGGAGATATACTCTAAACAAGAAGGTCTTGAAGTTTTTAAGAAAATGCATCGTGGTTCGTTAGCACATACTATACGGATCAATGCTAAAGGTTTACTAGAGGATGTCCTCGTTAAAGAATAAGTTTTTAGTGGGGTGGGAGCCTCCTACGAGCCACGGTATCTCCAGGTGGCGCAATCTAGATAAAATGTGTGTGACGCTGTGGATCCCGCTCCTGGGGGATTTGAAAGTTTACCCCATATTCATAAAAGACTCAGCTAATTTTATCACTGGAGACTTTCCTCATGGGTAGAAGTTGTGTATATTGTGGGGATGAGCTCCCTCTAAACAGACAGACAAAACAGTACTGCTCAGATTATTGTCAAAAACAAGATCTCTACGCTAAAAACAGAGACCCACACAGCGTTGGTGCTACAGGTTGGCGGGAAGGCTTACTTAAAAGAGATGGCTTACCTATGATGTCTGTAGAACAACACATACTTGAATTAGCAGAAGAACACGAGGAAGATAAATTTATAGTTGAAGACCCTTTTGAACTTGCCTTAATCATAGCTGAAGAATTACCCACAGCTCGTTATTCAAACGGAAGCGTTTATCAAAGTGAGGGTTTTAGTCATGGGTTTCCGTTTGTACTGAATAACCGCAAGAATCCTAACCATTGAAATAATTCTAAGGTAAGCTAAAAGCCGTTTAATATATAAAGGAGAAAATATGCCGAATCATTGTTATAATGTACTTACTGTCACATCACCTGACCGTGGCGACTTAGCTAAAATCAAAGAACACCTAAAAGGTGCAGAAACTGATTTTGATTTCAATAAACTTGTCCCCATGCCTCCAGAGGTACAGGACTTCAACGTCTTACATGCTGAGGGTAAAGAATACTATTATTCTCAAAAAGCGTGGGAGGAAAGTAAACAAGACTCTATTATGCCTACCGTTGAGTGGATAAAGGAGAACCATGTTGATGACTTCACCGTCCGTAGACTTAAAGTTGAGTACGGTAGTGCGTGGTGGTACGATTGGTCTATTAACCACTGGGGCACTAAATGGAACGCTTACGACGTAGAGGTTGGGTTAAACAATAATACGTTGGTTTATCATTTTACTACTGCTTGGGCAGAGCCGAGACCTGTTATCAGTGCTTTGATGCAGTATTTAGCTCAGCCTGGATTTGACCAAGACTTAGAGATGCGCTGGAGCTTCAAAGAAGAGCTAGAGCATTTTCAAGGTGTTATAACTTTAGATGATGAAATTTAAAGTTATCAGCTTTGACAATATACAAGAAGCTAAAACGTTTTTAGATGTGTACTTTCCTCACCGAGAAAAAGAAGGTGAGGGATTGTACTTAATTGATGGTAATCAGGCTATCGTTGTGAGTGGTAAAAATGTACTTTTTATTTACCAATCGTCCTAGTGATGGGTTTAGTTCTAAGTAAACTAGATAAGGTAAATTAATTATAGGAGAAATTATGTCAACAAGAAGTAATATCATAATACAAAACGAAGACGGTTTAGTTCACTCAATTTATTGTCATTACGATGGTTATATAGAACATAACGGTAAAATTCTTTTAGAAAACTACACCTCTCGTGATGAGGTCGTACGTTTAATAAGTCTAGGGAATATCAGGTCTCTCAAGCCTACCGTTGAGGAGATGACTGAGAGTGAGGATTACCAAATATATGATGATCCGTTTCAAACCCATAAAAGTCTTCGTGCTTATATGGATCAGGTCGATACGTTGTTTATAGAGTTTATTTATATGTGGCACGTGCGTAAACAAAAGTGGCTGGTTAGTGAGAGTAAGTCTGTAGACGTAGCTGATGGTTTTCACCACACTATGTTTTATCACTCACGTTTTACTGATTTACAGGTAACTGAAGAAGACGTTTGTGAGTGCGGTGAGTTAGTTAAAGACTGCCCAGATGCCTATGTACACATCACCTCAGGAGCTTAGTATGGAGAAGCATACATTCAGTGAAGCTGTAGAAATATTCAAGAACCGTGTGCCAGATAAGTATGACAAGACACCTGTTGAAGACTTGTCTGATTTACGCATGGGTGGTTGGATAATTCGTGACGCTAACAATATGGTTATAGGTTGGGTGGGGCATCGTGGTGACGTCACGGTATATAACTATGAAGATCGCCCTCTTAAAACTTATTTAGAATAACCTGATCATGTATTTACTTTACTTTACTTCTAACTATAATAGAGTGTATAAGTTAGTAATTACGCTGACTTTAAGAAAGGAGAAACGGCAATGCCTAAATCTACTACTGCCAAAAAAGCTAGTCCTAAGGCGACTGCACCTAAGTCTAAATCAGCTAAACGTCCTTTAGCAGATATAGCAGCCAGCACTACTAAAAAGGTAAACGCTGGTGGTCTTGACCTCAAAGCTGTCCTTAAAAATAATAAGGATAAAGTGGCGAGAGTACCCCATAATGCAGAGAGGCACTTATCCCTAGACGGTAAAACAGTTGAGGAAGCACTCGCTACCCGACTGGTTGATGCTCGTGATATCAAGTATGATATCAGCAAGGGGTTTATGCTAATTGCGTAACTATCATGCCCAGTGGCTTATGGTCACTGGGCTATTTAGGAGAAAATTATGGAAACAATAACAATCAAAGATACGTTTTGTGGTAAAGAGCGTACACGTAAGTTTACTCAAGATGAGTATGTCAAACAATGGACGGAAAGTATAGGAGTAGCTAGTTTGTGGATGCTTGTCCGCAGTAGCTATCATGCTGATTTTGTAGAAGCTGATCAAAAACAAGTTGAAAAAATTCGTAGCCTTGTAGATGAGATGGCTAGACATAAGTTCGTTGAATTATCACTGGAGGAAGAGTAATGGAAAAATATTTTAGCACACTAGATAGTATTTTGTATACTTATGCCCATCTACCGTTGCGTACTATACGCAAAAAAATGCGTGAAGCCTTAAAGGATAGACATGATGTGGTTGGAGGCTGGCGCTATCTTGTGGATATTTGGAAAAAAGACAGGATACATGGTTATGACTTCAATAGCTCAACACCCAAGCCTGTGGTACATCCTGACTTATTTAGGAGGATATGATGGATAGGTGTCAGGTTTGCGGTAAACAAGAAGACGAAAGAAACATGCAAGAACAGTGCGGTATAAGTTTGTGTGTAGCTTGCGACGGTTTATATACAGATCAAGAACTACTTGAGAAGGAGCTATGATGGACTTTTTAATAACGTTGATTTATGTTCCGTGGTACGTGTTTCAGGCTCTCATTATTATTGGTGGGTGGTACGTGCTGGGTATGTTTACTGGTAAGGTTATTAGTGATTTATTTGATCATTTATGGTTAAAATAGAACATATCTTGAACACTTTAGCGTGGCTCGTGGTACTTCTACCGTTCTGGGTCACGCTGTTTCTATATTACTTCTCACCAATTTTATAATTCTTTTTTCGTAAAATATCTCTGATTTGCTAATAAGGTAATAGGGTGTTCCTTGTATACCTCTTAGTAGATCGCTTTTATTGGGTTATTGGCTATGCTATTAGCGACCTATTGGCTAGAACAAGGTAATAGGTACGTGGACTGTGGTTCGTGGTAATATGCTGGTAACAGTGC